TGACTATTAGCGCTAAATTTACGTATAAGGTTGTCGAAAGGTTGTTCGTGCCGATAATTCAGAGGGAAATGTGGAAAAACAATAGTAGCAACTTGTTTGAAATTTAACTAAAAAAAATACTTGACAAAAAATAATTATGATATGATAAAAGCATGGAGGCATGGAATGGAAAAGATGACAGAAAAAAAGCGTTCAGACGGTTGTCTGGGGCGAAGTTCAAAAAGAATTTAATCTTGCTGTTGGGGTGTAATTCGGAGGGTGTAAAAAGATAAAAATTTCATTGAAATTTATCTAAAATTTCACTAAAAAACTAGTGAAAAATTGAAAAAATAATTATAATAAAATTATGAAAAATGAGAAAAAATTAACAGTCAGACATGAAAATTTTATTCATTATGTGCTGCAGGGGTATTCATACACTGATTCTTACATCAAATGTTTTCCGCAAGATAAGGAAAAACGCAGTCTGACTAAAATTTATTCGCTTGCGTCTCAGTTGTTCAATGACCCCGATGTTCACGCCAAATACCTACAACTGAAGGAAATGATGCAAAGGGAATTGCAGGAAAGGGCATTGTGGACTAAAGAACAGGCGATAAATGAATTAAAAGAATTGTTAAGAAAAAACAGGGTTGAATCTGATAGGTATGAACAGGCGTATAACGATGAAATTGAGATGCTGGATAGGCAGATTGAAGAAAAAGAAAATGAGATAAAAAGACCTAAGGGCTATCAATCCAAGAAGTTGAAGGCAAGTTTACAGGACGAAATTGATGGTCTGAAAATGGCTAGGATACAATGCAATAGGCGACATCAAAGCAATAAGAGCGTAAATGAGGCAATTTTGAGTTCTGTTCAGCAGTTGAACGAAATGTTGGGTTATACACACAAGGAAGACGAAAAAATGCAAGTTCGGGCTCAAGTGTCCTTTGTGGATAATATTCCTGAGAAAGATTAAATTTTGGATTTTAGGTGATTGAGAAAAAAACAATAGACTTGAAACAAGAGATTGGCTCAGGTTACAATCAATTCTGGCATTGCAAAAAAAGATATCGAATCGTAAAAGGTTCTAGGGGCTCAAAAAAATCTTGCACAACGGCATTGTGGATTGTTTATTTCACGATGTATTATTTCTATGAGCACAATTTAATGCCAAATACGCTGGTTATAAGGCGGTATTTCAACACGCATAAAGATTCCACTAGGGCTCAACTGATATGGGCGATTAAAAAATTGGGGGTGGAGCATTTGTGGAAAATTCCTAAAGGTGAACACACAATAACATTCATTCCGAGCGGACAGCAGATATTGTTCCGCGGACTGGACGACGCTCAGTCGATAACTTCGATTACGGTTGCGGACGGTTATTTGTGCTGGGTTTGGTTTGAGGAAGCATTCCAAGTCAGTGAAGATGATTTTAATAAGATTGATACGTCGATTCGTGGTGAACTTCCTTCGCCCTTGTTTAAGCAGTTTACGTTGACATTCAACCCATGGTCTGACAGAAGTTGGCTCAAGAGACGGTTTTTTGATTCTGAAGATGATGATATTCTGGCGTTAACCACAACTTATAAGTGTAATGAGTTTCTGGGCGAAGACGATTTGCGTGCGTATGAAAAAATGAAAGAAAAGAATCCGCGCCGATACAGAATCGAGGGGTTGGGTGAATGGGGAATTGCCGAGGGGCTGATATATGAGAACTGGAAGCAGGAAGAATTCAGCGTTGATGATATAATCAAGCAGAATCTGAAGGTTAAGGACAATCGGGGGTTGCCGAATCTTGTTTCCTGTAACGGAATAGACTTCGGATATAACGACCCGACCGCTTTTGTTGGTGCGTATGCGGATAAAAAAAATTATAAAATTTATGTTTACTTTGAATATTGCGAACGCGAAATGGAAAACCGAAAAATAGCCAATGCGCTCATAACGGCAGGATTCGGAAGCAGTCTGATTCTTGCGGACAGTGAAGACCCCCGAACGATAAACGAACTGAAGTTGCTGGGACTGCACGGAATAAGGGGAGCAAGGAAAGGTGCTGGGAGCGTGCTGGGCGGAATACAGCGGTTGCAGGATTATGAGATAATCGTTCACCCGAGGTGCGTTCACACAATCGAGGCACTTTCCAATTACGCATGGAAAAAAGACAGGTTGAGCGACAAAATAACGAACGAACCAGAGCATGACTTTTCGCACATTCCCGACGCGCTGAGGTATGGGACGGAATCACTTCCGCGCTTTGGAATTCAGGTGTAAAACTTCATAAAAGGCAGGGTAAAAATTCCCTGCCTTTTTTGTTTCAAATTCTTCCATATAAGGCTAATTCAAAAAAAATAAAAAAATATTAAAAAAAGTACTTGACAAAAAAAATAAATAGATTATAATAAAGGCATAAAGGGTTGCAGGAAAGCAACTAAAAATTAACTTAGAGAGGTAAAGATTATGACTAGGGAAATGACTAAGGAAGAAAAAGAAAAACTGTATGACGCTGGAATGAAAGCGTTCATAGAATGGCTGTTTTCTGTCGAAGGAATTGGAATTGTCAAAACAGCAAAAAAAGTTTTGTGTTGCTATGGGGATTCAACTACACAAAATGAGGTTCTTTTTTATAAAGCAAAAAAAGACGGAAACATATCTGCAAAACCGTTTTTTTCAGTTCCATTCGGATATTCTAGCGTTGCGACTGACGAAATGATGAAAGGATTTTTTCAAACGGCGTACAAATTTATTGGTAATTGAGGTGTAAAACTTCATAGGGCAGGGAATTTTTGCCCTGCCTTTTTTGTTTCAAATTCTTCCATATAAGGCTAATTCAAAAAAAATAAAAAAATATTAAAAAAAGTACTTGACAAAAAAAATAAATAGATTATAATAAAGGCATAAAGGGTTGCAGGAAAGCAACTAAAAATTAACACTTAGAGAGGTAAGGGAAATGGAAGAATTATTGGGAATGAAAATTAGTCAGTACGATGGTTGTTATGAACTGGTTTTAATTAAACCGTTTGAAGAAGAATTTTCTGCCATGAGAAAAGTGGCTGAAGAAACAGGAAAATATCCTGCTTATTTTTATTTTCAAAAAATTCTGAAAAGTGGCAAAAAATCAAAGCAAGGATTTTTTGCCCTGATGTTCAGAAATAATAAACAAATTGTGAAAATCTAGATTCAGACACCCTCTTGCAGGAGCAAATCCTGTGAGGGGGTTTTTTATTTCGCCCAAATAAAATATAATTCCTATCCATGGGAATCAAATACAAGTCAAAATCTACAGAGCAATATTGGAAAGACAGATTCAGTCTGAATGAAAGTCTGGGTGATAGGACTGAAAGGGAAACGCTCAAACATCTCAAGGGATTGTATCAGAATGCAATACTGGAAATAAACAAGGAAATTGAAGCGTTCTACGGGCGGTATGCAGAAAATAACAGTCTCACGCTGGTTGAGGTCAAGAAGAGGTTGAATCCCAAGGAACTGAAAGCAGCAAAATATGAAATAGCGAAATATTATTCCGAGATTGACAGGCTGGCAAGGGAAGCAAACGGCGAAGTGTCCGTGAAGTTGTTGCGCAAGTATGCCGAGGAATTGCGCCTGCATTCGGCAAAAGCATACATGAGCAGGCTGGAAGATTTGAAAATTCGCATAAAAAATAACATTGTAAAATTGGGGTTGCAGGAAGAAACAACCATTCGCGATTTGCTTCTTGAGGCGAGGAAAAATTCTTACTTGATATCAGCATACGAATTGAGCAAGTATCAGGGATTCGCGAATGCAATTTCGGACGGTCAATTCGACAAGGTTGTAGATGAACGCTGGCTGGGGGAAAATTATTCTGACAGGGTATGGGGGAGTAAATCAACGCTTGAAAGTTCGCTGGAAAAAACATTCTTGCAGGGAGTAGTCCGTGGACAGAATCCGCGCAAGATAGCGGAGGAAATGCAGAATGATTTGAACGGCGGATATTACAGGTGCGAAAGGCTGGCAAGAACTGAAATGATTCATGCCTACAACGAATCGACCTTGCTGAGTTACAGGGATTACGGCGTGAAGGAATATCAGTTCGTGTGCGGACTGGACGAACGGACGTGTCCAGATTGCGGTGCGCTGGACGGCGAGCATTTCCGAATCGCTGATAAAATAGAGGGCGTGAATTATCCAGTCATGCACCCGAATTGCCGATGTACCACGATTCCATATTTCGCTGATTCTGAATCCACACGGGTTGCGAGGGATTCGGAGGGCGAAAGTTATGATGTGCCTGATAACATGAGTTATTCAGAGTGGCTGAAAATGGTTAAAAGATAGATTTTTTAGAAAAAAATAAAAAAATATTAAAAAAAGTACTTGACAAAAAAAATAAAATGATTATAATAAAAGCATAAAAGGTTGCAGGAAAGCAACTAAAAAATTAACTTAGAGAGGTAAGATTATGAAAGAATTTGAAACAAGAAAAGACGCAGTAAAGGCGATGGAAAACATGAATTTAAAAGAATTTAAGAAAAACAGATTCTGTTTTGACGGAATATATTATTTATCTCACGGGGAATATTCTTCCCCAGAATTCTCAATCAGAAAAAAAGGCGCAAAATATTGTATCAGAAGATACAATTATTTTTATGAGAATACTTATAACGCACCAGCGAAAGCGGAATGGCTTTAGTTTCAACTCCTCGCCCCTTACAGGAGCAAATTCTGTAAGGGGTTTTATTTTGCCACTTTATTTTTTCGTGGCAATAATCTATATTTGTTCCCATGGAAATCATAAACAATATGGAAAACACGGCATTCTCGGAATCGCTGAAAGCGAATGAGATTGCGCAAATTATCGTTGACAAATACAGGGAATCGCCCTTTGTCCGTGATGTAAGGATTGCGGACAGGTATTACAACAATCATAACGCGGAAATCGAGAAAAAGACGCGCGTATATTATGACAAGGACAGGAACAAGATTGAGAATCCGAATGCGCACAATGCAAGAATCAAATCCAATTTCCTGCGAATGCTTGTCCAGCAGAAGCAGGATTACGGATTCGCAAAAACTTTCATTCTGAAACTGTCAGACGACAAAGAACAGGAAATTGAACTTGCAGAAAATGAATATGGTGCGGAATGGAAAAAATTTCTTGAAAAATCATTATACAAAATGAGTTATGTTCTTGCCGGTCAGGCAGTGAATCACGGCGTGGCGTGGTGTTATGTGTGGATTAACGATGAAGGCGAACTTGAATTGAAAGACGTTCCCGGCGATTTAATCTATCCGATATGGAAGAACCGCCAGCATACGAAATTGGATAAACTCGTTTATAATTATCGCACGGAAAAATATGAATCTATGAATCCGACTGTGTACGAGTATGCGGAATTGTGGGATAACAACGAACGGCATTTGTTTAACGTTTCGGACGGATATGTCGAAGAAGATGTAATCAAAGACGAAAGCGGTTCGCCGATTTACGCGCATATGCTGAACAATAAGGGCGGTGTATCTTGGGGCGAAATTCCTTTCGTCTGTTTCAAGGCAACTGATGACGAAAAAGGATTGCTTTGCTTCGTCAAGGAGCAAATCGACAGTTATGATATTCTCGACAGTAAGTCGGTGGACGGACTGATTGACGACCTAGACCCGATACTTGTGCTCAAGGGAATCAGTCCTGCAGTAGGGGATTTGCTTGAGGCTAGGGAACTGGCAAAGATGACGCGCACGATTGCCACGGATTCGGACGGAGACGCAGGATACATTCAGGCGCAGACGGCAATTCAGAGTCATCTGGAAAAAATGGAAAGTTTGCGGAAAGACATCGTCAAATTCGGATATGGAATCGACTATGAAGATTCGCGGTTCGGCGGTAATCCGAATCAACTCGTAATCAAATCGCTCTATCAGAATTTGGACACATACACGGACGGACTGGAACGGCATTTTCAGGATTTTATCAACGACTTGAAATTCTTTTTTGACAAATGGTATGAATTCACGAATCAGGGAAGTTTCGAGGAATGCAGAAAATACAGGGTGCTAATTAAACTTGACCGAAGCATGATGATTAACCAGTCGGCGCAGATAGATGATACGGTTAAACTTGCGAATACAGGCGTGAGCCGAAAAACACTGCTTGAATTCAATCCCGTGGTGCAGGACGTGGAACTTGAGCAGGGACGAATCGAGGAAGAACAGAAGGAATCGCAGGGCAACGACCTTTTCAATTTCGCGCAAAAACCGAGTACCGTGAACGGCGGTGAGTATGAACCCACCGAGGAAAAAGAAAATGAAGAATAAGGACTACAGCAAGTGGGGGAAATTTACTATCGTTGTGCTGGCGGTAATTGCGAGCGTGCTTAAGTGGTTCGGGACGCTCGGCAACGCAAGTATCGGGGAGATATGGCAGGTTGCAGGATTTGCATACGGAATCATGCTGGGAACAATGGATTTCAACATCATCGTTGATGGTATCCGAGATAAGAACAAGGAGTAAAGAATGAAAATCAAAGAATTTTTTGAGAAAAAATCCGTGAAGATTGTAGAAGGGATTGTCGTTGCAGTTGCCAGCGGTGGACTGATTTACGGCGGAGCAAGTGCGGAATCGATTGCGAAAATTCCCACTCTTGCAGTAGGTGTGTTCACGGCGATTGAAGCGGTTATTACGCTGATTCAGGGATTCACAACTAAGAGCGCATAGGATTGTTCTGGACACGTGAAAAAAAAACTTCATAAAAGGCAGGGAATTTTTGCCCTGCCTTTTTTGTTTCAAATTCTTCCATATAAGGATAAGGCTAATTCAAAAAAAATAAAAAAATTATTAAAAAAGTACTTGACAAAAAAAATAAAATGATTATAATAAAAGCATAAAAGGTTGCAGGAAAGCAACTAAAAAATTAACTTAGAGGGGTAAGGAAATGCAGAGACTGAATGAAGAAATTTCAAAAGAAAAGGAAATGGAGTTACTTCAAAAATTATTCGAGGAAACTACTAATTATTTCAGGGAAACTATGGGAGATGAAGATTTCTTCGATTTCGTGGAACGCGAGGCAGACGACTGTATTGATTGCTGTGAAGGCAAAGACGGAAAAACGTATTTCTGGCTAGTTGATTCTGGAATATGGAAATACGAAGAGGATATTGGCAAAGGTGTCAATGCGTGTATCGACATGGAGGGCAACGTCTATGAGGGCGATGATGAGGTATATCCGATATTCGGCATGACTTGGTCTGAAGAATCGAATTGTTGGTTGTAGAAAAAATGACGCTGTACGAATCACTTATGACACGCTCAGACGAATGTCTGGGTGTTGCGCTGACCTTTTCAGATGAGAATTTGAAAAGGTTCTGGAAGAACGCCAGTGATGAGTTAAGAAAGGGCGAGGAA